TCTAAGAAATTTGTTGTTCTACATAGGTCAATTCTGTCAGAAGGCATCAATGTGTCTGAGTTAGAAGCTGTCATCTTCCTAAGGAATATGAGTGTGATTGAGATGACTCAAACCATTGGTAGAGTTGTCAGAACTGGCAGTCAATCCAAGACCTTTGGGTTATGTATTGTGCCAGTATATTCCAAGGTGGGTATTGCCACAGAGAAAGCATTACAGAATGTTGTTGATACTGTGTTTCAGAAAGGTGAGATGCTTGATAGTGTTGTGAGGAGATAATAATGAATGTTAAAATGCAACCAACCAACTCATACATTCTTCATGCTAACCCTGGTCCCCTTTCTTTCACAGTAGGAGACTGGAATGATTATGATAACTTTTATGCAGCAATTCCATGTGGTAAGATGTTAGCAGTGATGCACAAAAGTCAGATCCTCAAACAATGTAGGACCACACAATCTGCCATGAAGTATATTGAGAAGCATCAAAAAAGAAGAAGAAAGAGAGTGTGACAGTTGGAGAACTGTCCACTACCTCTTGACTTCTGACCTCTGCTGTGCCATATTAGAAGAGTCAAAAACAAAGTGGCATGAACACAACTCAAACCAAACCACAATTTCTGACTGAAGCACTTGTTGAAGTGCTGAATAATCAGTGGAAAGTTGATGCCATTGAATCCAGTCGTTCTGTCTACACTCAACTGGAGATTGAGGAGGGTCGCAAGTATATCAAAGTTTGGTCTTATCTCGTGTCTGAATGTTTTGGAATAAATGAGAGAGAAAGGGGACGTTCTTGCTGGATGTTTGTTGATAAGAACTCAGGTGAATGTTACAAACCAGCATCATACAAAGCACCTGCTAAACATGTGAGATATTTGATCACTCAACTGGCAGATAATCCTCACATTTGTGATGCTTATGGTTCTTTCCTGTATCTCTGATGTGACAGTTAAAGAACTGTCCACTACCTATTGACATCTGCTCCTTTCTGTGCCATTATAGGAACATGAAAAACACACACCTGGACCACCCTGAAGATCTCATTCTCACAGGGGATCTTGATGCTATCAGAGCACTTTACTCTAAGGCACACATTTCCATGAAAATGGATGGATGTCCTGCTATTGTATGGGGAACATACAAAGGCAAGTTTTTTGTATGCACCAAGTCTGCATTTAACAAGAAGAAGATCAAACTTTGCTACAGCATTGATGACATCTTCACACACTTTGGTCATCAAGAATCTGTCTGTGAGATTCTTCAGTATTGCTTCAAATATCTGCCCAGGACAGAGAATGTCTATCAGGGTGATTTCCTTGGATTTGGCAGAACTGACATGCTGCATCCTAACACCCTTGTGTATCTGTTTGATGAGACAATCTATCAGAAGTTGGTGATTGCTCCACACACACAATACACTGTCAATGGTGAACTTTGTGATGCAGAGGCACATCCTCTGACTGAAACATTCACTGACTCTGCTATCATCAAGTGGGTGCAACCTGTTGTTGACAGGATCTGTCCAAATGTTGACATGACTGACTTTGACACTAGCAAAATTCAGTTCATGAGTAAGTCTGAAGCAGCACAGGCAAAGATGAAGATCAATGCTCTAATCAGGGATGATGTTCACCTCACTGATGCTGTACTTCTTGATGTCCTTGGTGATCTCTACCTAACTAATCTGTACCAAATGGTGATAGAAATGAAGGAAGAAGTGATGGATTCATTGATCATCGTTGATGCTCCTGATTGTTACTTACCTGATGGCAGGAGAGTTCTTGGTGAGGGCTTTGTGATGAGCACAGAGTATGGTATGATTAAACTTGTGGACAGAACTGTCTTTTCACATGCCAATATGACACAGGGTAGGTTTGCATGAGGTTGATCAAGTTCATCTGGTTTGTTGCACTGGGATCCATAGTTATGGGAGTGATTAACTCCTGTGAGGATAAGAGTGTGGTTGCCCAGCATACTGAACCACCCACAATTCCACCACCTGTTGAGGTTGTAGAACCACAATGGACTTGTCCTGATTGTAGTTCTGAGGAGAAACTTGTCCTGAAAGAATTACAGAATAGGACAAATATCACAGACAAGTATGCACTTGCCACCATATTGGGTAACATCAAACAGGAGAGTAATTTTACCTCTAATATCTGTGAAGGAGGCGAAATTGTCCAGTACCATGATTGTAATGTGGGAGGATATGGTCTGATTCAGTGGACAACACCAAAAAGATACGATGGGTTAGGTTCATTCTGCTCAAAGTATGATTGTGACCCATCATCACTATCTGGTCAGGTCAGGTATATGGTCAATGAGAAAACATTTAGAATAGCATTGCCCAGATTTGAGCAGAATGAGCAAACAATGCAGCACTACATGTCTGCTGCTTATAGATGGTTAGGATGGGGAATTGAGGGCAATAGGAATCTTTACTCTTACCAATATAGCAAGAGATTGGTATTAGATAAGATGTGACAGTCACCCAACTGTCACAAGCAACCTTAATGTTTTCTTTATGAGTTTTGTATCACCATGAACTACAGGACCCATCAGGGTGTGCCATATTAGAAGAGTCAAAAACAGAGGAGTTCAATTATGTGGGATGAGATCCAAGACATGCCTGGTGAAATCTTTGACATTGATCATGCCTTTGATGTGCAAGTCCAGGAACTGAATGACATCATCACTAAAATTGAAGAATTGGAAGCAAAAACAATGATGTCTCCCCCTGCATCTGAGGATTTCATTAACAACTTTACTGTTTGAATTATGCAGTTCCAAGTAACACAAATTGAGTTTGATTTCACTGATGACATTAGTGATGATTCTCTCACTGATGATTACAAACAAAGTTTTGTAGATGAAACTACTGAAGGAATCTGGGAAGCAGATGATGAAGATGATCTAATTGATAAGATTAGCACTGCATTAGGTTGGTGCATCAAATCTATTGACTACAACCACATTCTTTCCTGATTATTATGTCCACCAATTCCATTATTGCACTTGAACTTTCTGATGGTTCTTTCCTCTCTGTTTATCATCATTGGGATGGTTATCCCCAGTGGTTGGGTCGTATTCTGAACACACATTATGCTGATAAAGAATCAGTTATTGACTTGATTGATGGTGGTGATATGTCATCTGCCTGGACTAATGCTGGTTGGAAACTTGAAACATTACCAAAAAGTGGTCCACTATACTATTCATCAAGAGGTGAGGATTGTCCTCCTCAACTTGCACAAAATCTAACAGATTTGTTTAAACAGTGTGAAAACTGTGGTGCAGAGTATCTCTACATCTTTGAAAGGTTTAGTGCTGGATGGATCTGTAAGAATACAAGATCCTGGGATGACAACTATAAAGGTGTTGAAACTATTCCTGAGGGAGCACTAGCATGTTAGACTCTTTCAGTGACATTCAGTCACAACTAGATAAACTCACAATCATCAAATTTGACCAACAAAAGTATGACCAACTCATCAGCAAGTGTCCTCAGGGAACTCACAGAATTGAAGCAAACCTGGAGGGCACAGGGATTCAACCTGACACAATCACAACAGCAGAGGTATGATGAACTCCTGGAATTGCGTAGGGCATTTGTAACATATTGGAGGGAGAATGGTAGGGTCTGGGTAGGACCAAAGGTTGATAAAAAGGATCAACAACAACAGGATGCCAATGCTATCCCATGACCTAGAAAGATCCATTCTGGAGCTAACACTTAGGAAGACTGATTTGCAGAAAGAGATTGAAGAAATTGATCTGCAAATTGCCTTCCTATGTGAACAGAAAAAAGAGGCACAGGAGGACAGTTGACAAACTGGCACAAGCCCCCTTGTATTTGGTGGGAGTTTCTGCCATATTAGAGAAGTGGAGGGGACAGCACCCCACACCCTAAGTTCTTTCTTTCTTCTTCAAATGCGTAAAATTGAGTCACAAATGATTGCTGCCATTCATGGCAATCAGAATTGGTCCTCTGATAATACTCAGGTTGTGACCAATGATGGTGTCTCTACTGTCTATCTGCATGGCAACAAAATCGCATTGGTAGATGACACCACCATGACAATCTTTGATGGTGGCTGGCAATCAAACACCACAAAATCCAGACTGAATGCACTTTGCACTGAATTCTGTATTGCTGGAGAGTGTGTATTTCAGAAAGATTTCCTCTGGTATGTTCGCAAGTTTGTTGGATATGCCAAGACTGATGATGGTCACAAGAGTGCAGTCTTCAATGTTGATGACTTCCATTCTGGTTATGTTTTTGCCTGATT